ATTAGGTCATGTAGGTAAATCTAATCCTGGAGCTAATCCGGAGATACATTCAAAGGCTATTGCCACAATACAAGAAAATATAATCGATGGGAATTATTTTGTAACCGGTGAATCGCATGGCAACTATAAAGGAGCAATGCGAAAAAAACATTTAAACTACAAAGGCCGCGGTGCTAGTGCAACTGCAAAGGCAGTACGTATTAATGATGTTGAATATGCATCATGCGCTGCTGCAGCTCGTGCGTATGGTATTTGTGGAGAGACGGTTTCGAATAGATGTAAAAAACCAAATTATATTGGATGGGAATTTGTTTAATTGAAATAAAATTAATATATTAAGTTATGTTTGGAAATCAAGAAAATACATTATGGGTAGAGCAATGGCGCCCAAGTACATTAGATGGATATGTCGGTAATGAGCATATCATTGACAAAGTAAAATTATATTTGCAGTCCGGAGATGTTCCGCATTTATTGTTTTATGGTCAAGCAGGTACTGGTAAAACGACATTAGCAAAGATAATTGCAAATAATGTCGACGCCGATGTAATGTATATAAATGCATCAGATGAAAACAATATTGAAACGGTCAGAACCAAGATAAAGAATTATGCATCAACTGTAGGTTTCAGAAGATGGAAGATTGTGATATTGGATGAGGCAGATTATATGACACCGAATGGCCAAGCTGCGTTGCGTAATCTAATGGAGACATTTTCAAAGACAACAAGGTTCATATTAACATGTAATTATGTTGAGAAAATAATCGATCCGATTCAAAGTAGATGCCAAGTATTTGGTATTACACCACCTAATAAAACCGAGGTTGCTAAACGTATAGCGACCATCTTAAAGGAGTTGCAAGTCCAATTTGATATAAAGGACGTGGCCACTATTATCAACTCCGGCTATCCAGATATCAGGAGAATATTGAATGCATGTCAGCGTCAAGTTATTGATGGTAAATTGGTTATGGATAAGACTAGTTTAGTGCAAGCTAATTATATGACCAAGTTATTGGATATTCTCAAAAGCGATGTTTCAAAGAAAGATGCATTTGTATCAATACGTCAGCTTATTGCAGATAGTAAAGTGCAAGATTTTACAGCCTTATACAAGTACTTATTCGATGAGATCGATAATTATGCTAAAGGACATATAGCATCAGTTATTTTAGTATTAGCAGAAGCGCAATATCAAGATGCATTTGCAGTTGATAAAGAGTTACATATGATGGCCACCATGGTTAAATTATTAAACGAATTAAAGTAGGAAGAATTATGAGTATTATCGGAATGGACGGTAAACCGAAAGGATCTTCAATGGACCCAGCGTCTATGAAAGACATTAAATGTGAAAACTGCGGAAGTAGATTTTTTAGACAAGTACATGCATTTAAAGTAGTATCAGCATTATTATCTCAAACAGGTAAAGAGCAAATTATGCCGGTGCCAACATTTCGATGTGATGATTGTGGATTTATTAACGAAGAATTTAACGTAGTTGAAGGAAAAGAAAACAAATAAGCCAGCCACGATATTCGATCATTTATCTAATATCACTTTCAAAAAGAAAGATTGGAATTCGTTAAGCGAGTTAGATCAAAAATCATTTTCGCCATATCTGATTAACAGATGGCTTTCTATGGATATGGACTTTATCGAAATAGTAGACATGTTTCAAAAATATACAATTGGTCCATTGGACAAGAAACATGTCTATCAATTGTATCATGATATATTACCTAAAATGAAAATATACAATAAGTACATTAAAGGAAAGAAGGCAAAAGAATATAACAAAGATTTGCTTGAAATGTTAACATCACATTATCAAATATCTAAACGAGATGCAAAACTATATATCGATTTCTGGAAGGAGAATGGTATAGACGATCTAAAAAATCTGTTAAAGGATTATGGTAAAACAGAAAAGGAGATTAAACAATGGCTAAAGTAATTAGAGATAGAAAAAATAAAGTCGAGTTTACCGAATCGGAAAAAGTTTATCACCCAAAACATTACGGCGGAGAAGATAATCCATATGAAGCAATCAAAGTTATTGAGGCTTGGGAATTAGATTTCAATTTAGGTAATGTTGTGAAATATGTATCACGTGCAGGTAAAAAAGATAAGGATACCAAGTTACAAGATCTAGAAAAGGCAATGTGGTATTTACAAAGAGCTATCGATAACTTTCCGCAGAAATAATTTGTTTATTTGAAATAAATTTATTATATTTAAGTATGCATAAGATAGTAAAGTTCAATATGAGAGAGCCGCAGAAAGGCGAGCGTAAGATATCATATTCTCAGTTTGCTATGTATGATAAATGTCCTAAACAATGGGAATTAGCATATGTACGCAACTTAAGAGAATTTACCCAAAGTATACATACATTATTCGGTACAGCGTTTCATGAAACATTGCAGACATATTTGACTACAATGTATGAGAAGACAGCTAAGGCGGCAGATGAATTAGATCTGAACGGTATGTTGTTATCCAATATGAAAGAATTGTATAAAGAAGCTGTAGAGAAAATGGGCGAACATTTCTCTAATAAGTTTGAGCTTATGGAGTTCTATGAAGACGGCGTAGCTATTTTAGATTTTATCAAACGTCATAGAGGTAAATATTTTTCAGCCAAGCATGAAGAATTGGTAGGTATCGAGTTACCAATATATTATCCAGCCAATGAAGATAAAGGTATATTCATGTTAGGATATCTAGACGTTGTTTTGAGAGATAAACGTACAGATGAGATTATTATCATTGATATCAAGACTAGTACAATGGGTTGGAATAAATATCAAAAGGCTGATAAGCTCAAGTTATCTCAGTTGGTATTGTATAAAGAATACTTTGCAAAGCAATATGGTTGGGATGTAGAAAAGATCAAAGTTAAGTTTATGATAGTTAAGCGTAAATTGATCGAAGGTGCAATGTTTCCTCAGAAACGAGTTCAAGAAGTTATTCCGGCAAGTGGTAAGCCTACTCGTAACAAATTGTTAAGATCAATTGAGAGTTGGATTGACAATTGTTTTGATAGTAATGGCGATTATAATTCTGAAAAAGAATATATTGCTTTCGCTGGTAAGAATAAAAAGAATTGCAAGTATTGTGATTTCAAAGATCGTGATGAATTATGTCCAATGGCTAATCGGATTAAAGAATGAGAGTAGCAATTATTGGGTCACGTAATTATGAGAATACTCGAAAGGTAAAAAATCTCTTAACCGATCTTCGAAGAAAATTTGGAGATGAATTAACAGTTATATCAGGTGGTTGTCTGCAAGGAGCGGATAAACATGTTAAGAAATTTTCAATTGAATTCGGAATAGAATACAAAGAGTATAATCCAGCACATACACCAAAGAATTTATATAGTGCAATGTCAGAACATTATTATGGTAAGCCATATCATGTATCACAATTTCATCATCGTAACAATTTGATTGCAAAAAATTGTGATTATATGATTGCATTGATACCAAATGGAGATCAAGCAAATGGATCGATGAGTGCAATAAAATCGGCTCAAAAGCTGGATAAAAAGGTGGTTATACTAAGCTAAAGTATATTTATATAAAAGTTACAAGGAGTTAAAATGGAACAAATTCAGTTACCAAAACTAAAGAAAATCGATCCGAACAAGCCTAAAAAGAAAAAGATATTATTATTATCTGATGACCTTCGTATGCATTCTGGTATTGCTACAATGTCCAAAGAATTTGTTTTAGGAACGGTTAGCCAATTTGATTGGGTTCAATTAGGAGCCGCGGTTAAGCATCCGGATGCCGGTAAAGTATTTGATATATCAGCTGACGTACAAAAAGAAACTGGGATAGAATCAGCTTCTGTTAAAATATACGCCAATTCAGGATACGGTAATGCTCAAGTATTGCAGCAGATATTAAACACCGAAAAACCAGATGCAATACTACATTTTACCGATCCTAGATTTTGGGGATGGTTATATCAGATAGAACATTCTATTAGACAGCATATTCCATTAATGTATTACAATATATGGGATGATCTTCCTTATCCAGATTGGAACGAGCCTTATTACGAGTCATGTGATTTGATAATGAATATATCACGTCAAACTCAAAATATCGTGAAAAATGTAATAAAAAAACATCCAAAGCCAGATTGGGCAGTGCAATGGGTACCTCATGGCGTGAATTCAAAACGATTCTTTCCTATTACTAAAGATCATTCGCAATGGGAAGATTATCAAAAATTTGTAGCCGATTTTAAACGTGGTAATGAATATGATTTTATTTTATTTTGGAATAACAGAAATATCAGACGTAAACAACCGGGTGATGTAATTTTAGCATATAAAGAGTTTTGTGATAAATTATCACCAGAACAAGCTAAACGTTGTATGTTATTAATGCATACTCAAGTATCAGATCCGAATGGTACTGATTTAATGGCAGTTAAAAATAGAATTTGTCCAATGTATAATGTAGTATTTAGCGATCGAGCAGTTGATACAAAGATAATGAATTTTTATTATAATCTTGCCGATGTGACATTGAATATTGCTTCAAATGAAGGATTTGGTATTTCATGGTGTGAATCATTACATGCTGGAACGCCTATCATAAACAATGTAACAGGTGGTCTACAAGATGGATGTCGATTCGAAGATGAAAATGGCAATTGGATTGAATTCGATACAGAGTTTCCTACTAATCACGCCAAGACATATACTAATCATGCCGAATGGGCAATACCGGTATTCCCGGCGAATAGATCATTACAAGGTTCGCCAATGACGCCTTATATATTTGATGACCGTGTAGATTACAAAGATGTTGCAACAGCAATTTGGTTATGGTGGAGACAATCTCCAGAGAGTCGTACAGATAAAGGATGGAAAGGACATGATTGGGTAAATGGAAATGAATCTAATATGTCAGCTAAATGTATGAGCAATATAATGGCATCGTGTATCAATCAATGTTTTGATTCATGGACCAAGAGAAAAAGATTTACAATGTTTAAAATTGAACAACCAAAAATAGAAGAAAACGTAGGAATCATATGAAACCATTTATAGTAGTACAAGGACCGGTAGCTACAAGATCCGGTTATGGTAATCATACTAGAGATTTAGTAACTAGCTTAATCCGTTCGCAAAAGTATGAAATACAAATAGTATCATTGCCATGGGGTTCTACTCCGGGAGATGCATTAAAATCTGACAATCCAGATCACGTTGAAATATCAAAATGTATTGCACGGCAAGATATAACGAGACGACCAGATGTTTTTATACAAGTTTCAGTTCCTAACGAATTTCAACCCATGGGTAAATATAATATTGGTGTAACAGCTGGTATCGAAACAAATCAAGTATCATCTGAGTTCTTACAAGGAGCCAATAAAATGGATTTGCTTATAACAACATCAGAACATTCAAAAGAAGGGTTTGTTAAAACTACATATGATGCTGTTGATAAAAATACTGGGCAAAAAACTGGAACCCTCAAAATAGAAAAACCTATTGAAGTTTTGTTCGAAGGTATTGATACTGAAGTATATAAGAAAACAGACAAATTATCTAAAACAGTAATAGATGAAATGAGTCAAATAAAAGAAGATTTTTGTTACTTGTTTGTAGGACATTGGCTCAAAGGAAACTTAGGGCATGATCGTAAAGATGTTGGAATGTTAATTAAAGTATTTGCAGAAACATTTAAAAATAAAGCATCTCGAAACAGACCGGCATTAGTATTAAAAACAAGTAGTGCTACATTTTCAATTATTGATAGAGAAGATATTACAAGAAAGATTCAATCTATATTACAGCCATATGGTAACAAAGCACCAAATGTATATCTTTTGCATGGTGATTTAACAGATGAAGAAATGAATTCATTGTATAATCATTCAAAAATTAAAGCAATGGTATCATTTACTAAAGGAGAAGGGTTTGGACGTCCGTTATTAGAATTTACAGCCACCGGTAAGCCAGTTATAGCTTCAGGTTGGTCCGGTCATGTAGACTTTTTGAAAGATCATTCCATATTATTACCAGGATCGATTAATGATATTGATGCATCAGCCGTTGATAACTTTTTATTGAAAGGTTCGAAATGGTTTACTGTTGATTATGGATATGCAATGAGGATATTTAAGGATATGACTGAAAATTACAAGCGATATTTAGATAATTCACGTAAACAAATGACTCATACCAAAAAGAATTTTACTTTAGATGTAATGGCCGAAAAATTTGTGGCGATGATTGATAAAGGATTAGAAGGAGTACCTCAGCAAGTAGATTTGAAATTACCAAAACTCAAAAAGGTAGAAGAGGCTCCGAAATTAAAATTACCAAAACTCAAAAAGGTGAACGTATGAAATTAGATTATGATGAAAAATCTCCTATAACAGGTAACCTATGTGTTATAGTCGAAGCTGATGACCAAACTAATACAACATCATATATGTGTATGGAATCTGGATTTACTACAACTGATAGTATGAAAATTGGATCGGAGTTAGTTGAAAAATATGAAGAAGGATTGACCGAATTAATGCGTGTCAGTAAATTTGAAGATACTGAGCGAGGATTGATGTGGTATCCTGCATTCTTACAAATGCCTGGTATAGGAATGTTATATCCAGCTGGTACTAACCGAGAAGATATTAAATGGGAAGTTTGTAAGGTTGTAATGATATTAGGAGAAGATCGAAAAAAATATCCTGTCCCGGGTAAGAAAGATGAATATTTCACGTCACGGTTAGATGTTGAAAATGCAGAACGGTTTGATGGTGATAAATTTGAAGAAGCATTGGATCGATTCTATGCATTAACTGCAGAGGTATATAAAGAACTAGAAAAACAACAAGCGGAATGAAAATAAGTTATGCCATTCCTGTATGCAATGAAATACAGGAGATACAAAATCTTACTCAGTATCTATTGAAACATAAATCAGAACAAGATGAAATTGTTATACTCGTCGATGAATCAAATCATACACAAGAGGTAAAGGATTATGTTGAAGTTTTTGCAGAAGAATGTGAAGATCAAAATGTAATACGAGCCTATCATTCATTGAATGGTGATTTTGCGGCTCATAAGAATTATCTTAATTCATTATGTTCCGGGAATTGGATATTTCAATTAGATGCAGATGAATTTCCAGATGATTATTTAATGCAGTTAGCGCCTAGCATATTAGCTGCAAATCCAGATGTTGATGCTTATTGGGTTCCGAGAATAAATACGGTGGCGGGTATTACTCAGGCTCATGTTGAAAAATGGGGTTGGATGATCACTCATGGCGATCGAATTAACTTTCCGGATTATCAGTTACGATTATATCGGAACAAACCAGAAATTAAATGGACACGTAAAGTTCACGAACAATTGGTCGGATATCAAAAATTTGCACAGCTACCTGTAAATGATGAGTATTGTTTACATCATCCAAAGTCAATTGAAAGGCAGGAACAACAAAATGCATTTTATGATACAATATAAAGAAATTATCAAATGAAAATAGCATATTTAATGAACGGCGTTGTTGGAGGCTTGACTGGAAAGAACTTTCAACGCACAAACGAAGAACTTACAGAACATATTCTGGAATATTGTGCACATACTCATAATCATTTACATAATGATAATATTGAAATTGATTATTTTATTTTTAGTTGGGAACCTAATTTAGACACTCAGTATAAAAATCTATTCAATCCTAAAAAATACCATTCAGAAATACAAAAAACATTTGATGTAGCTCCGCATTACGACCATATAAAAAATAATCCAAGAATACAAGCACATTACTCAAGATGGTATGGAGCAAAAAAAGTATTTGAAATGTGCGAAGAATATATGCATGAAAATGATATTACATATGATTTGGTTATTAATGCTCGTATAGATTTGTGTTATCATAATAATGTAAATTTTAACGAATGGAATCCCGAACAATTTCATATTGCCAAACCATTATGCCATCCGAATTTCAATTGGCCAAAAAATATAGAAATGACTGATCATATGTTTGCATCTAACTTTTCAAATATGAAAGAATTTTTTAAGATGTATGATTTATTGGACATTTATACAATACCAGGCCAATGTCCTCAATGGAAACATATTTCGAGTCATTATTTATCGGTTTGGCATTTAAGAAATATAGGATTATTAGATAATGAAATAATTTCAGAATCATTAACAACGCGATTTGATTCTCAGTCAAATGTAGATTATCATATATTTAGATATCTTGAGTTAACAGAACAAGAATTGATAACGCAATTAAATAGGACAAATAGTTATGAATAAACCTAAAACAGTATACAAACCTTGGGGAAAAGAAGTTTGGTTAGAGTTAAATGATCGATATTGCTACAAACGAATTTATATCAATGCTGGTCATAAAACTAGTTATCAATATCATGAATACAAAAGAGAAACGAATTATCTGATAAGCGGTAAAGCAGAAATTTGGTTAGAAAATGATGAAGGAGTTGTTGAGAAATTTATCATGAATGAAGGTGAATACTTCAACGTTACTCCTCCTAAAAAACATAGAGTAATAGCATTGACAGATATAATTTTACAAGAAGTATCAACGCCAGAGGTTGATGATGTTATACGACTTGAAGATGATACTGATAGAAAAGATGGACGATTAGCACATGAACATGTTAATCCAGCTTTATGTATCGTAGCAGCAGGAAAAGGTACTCGTTTAGGCAAACTAACCAAAAATTTTCATAAAGCATTATTACCGGTAGATAATAAAGCTGTGATAAGCCATATAATTGAAAAAACGTCAGCCGATGTTGATATTGTTATAGCGCTAGGACATAATGGTGATTTAATAAAGCAATATGTTGATATAGCACATCCGGATCGTAGTATTACATATGTAGAAATTGATAATATTGATGATATAGGATCAGGTCCAGGATATTCATTGTATAAATGTAAAGAATTTTTACAACGACCTTTTTATTTTACAACTGCCGATTGTTTGATTAGTAACGACTTGCCATTATTAGACGGAAATTGGTTAGGAATATATCCGACAAGTATTCCAGAAATATATTCGACTGTCGATGTCGATGAAAATGGATTAGTACGTAGCTTTGTTAACAAAAGCGATACTGGATATTCAAATGCATTTATTGGACTATGCGGAATATATGAATTTGATGTATTCTGGCAAAATTTAGAAAAAACTTTATCCGATGGTGAAATGGTAAGTGCATTTTTAGATGTAAAAACATATAAAAAAATTACTGCAAAGAAATTGGATTGGTATGATATTGGTACTGTTGAAAATTATATAAAAGCATTAAATGAATTTGGTAAAGATGGCAATGTTTATGGCATTACGAAAAATACAGGACAAACAGTATATAAAATTGATGATAAATTTATTAAATTTAACACTAATGATAATGTAGTTTCTGATATTGTATCACGTGCAAAAGAATTATCATCTCTCATTCCAAACATCATAAGTTCTAAAAAGAATGTGTTTTCATATGAATGGATAGATGGTAAGACATTATACGATCATAATGAAATTGCATTATACACAAATTTTTTAGAATGGGCTAATACAAATTTATGGTCGCAAGAAGATGTTTCATTGCATGAGGAATGTGATAAATTTTATAGACAAAAAACCTTAAAAAGGTTAAATGAATATTATTCTAACAGAGATTATGATTTTAATATGTCATATGAAATAAATGGAACGTTGTGCATGAAAATGGATAATATCATCAATAATATTGATTGGAAAGAATTTAACAATGCTATACCAACCAAATTATTCCATGGAGATTTGCAGTTTGATAACATTATCAAGTCAGTTAATGATAAAGGTTATACATTGATCGATTGGCGTACTGATTTTGGTGGTAATGTTACATATGGCGATGTATATTATGACCTAGCTAAATTATATGGTGGAATTTGTATGTCATATAAAGAAATGAAAGATGATAATAATATTGAATTGCAAAAAAATGGAAATGTAGTAAAATTTACATATAATCATCCGTTAACATTAGTTGAATTCCAAACTATTTATGAAAAATGGTTAACTAAAAATGGATTTGATTTAGATAAAATAAAAAAGTTAACAGCATTGATATTTTTAAATATGGCACCATTGCATTCACAAAAATTTGGTGACTTATTATTCTTTAAAGCTAATTTATTGCTAAACGAATATTATGATAAATAAAGATACAGTACTATTTGGTTCATTTTCAAAACAAGCCGGCAATAATGGCTGTAAGTTTTTCAATGAAAAATTTAAAAATGAAAACGTAAATGCTATATACAAATCATTTAGTATAAATGATATTAAATTGGCATTGCAATCAGCAAAGACATTAGGCTTTGGTGGTTTTGCGGTAAGTATGCCATTTAAGACAGAAATTATAGATTTATTAGATAACCTAGATGAACATGCTGGTAATATAGGCGCTGTAAATACAGTTACGAATATTAACGGCAAATTAACAGGATATAATACAGATTATTTGGCAATAAAAGAAGTACTTCTTGTTGAGTCCGTTACAAGCTTATATATTATCGGAACCGGCGGATTTAGTAAAGCAGCTCAATATGCATGCCAAATAATGAACATACCGTATAAGATTATCGACCGGACTAATTTTGGAAATTTAGATTTTATTAAAGACTCGACGATCTTGAATTGCACACCAGTTGAAAATATATCTGTAGACGAATCTAATAAATTTATCGATGGAATACCAACAACACAAACTGGTCATTGGATTGCCAATATACAAGCTGAATATCAATATAAATTATATAAAAATATACTATGAAACTACCAAAAATATTTATAGGACCTATGTCAAAGAATGTTGTAGATACAGTCATTCAATTAAACAAATCCATACCTATTGCATTAATACCTTCTAGAAGGCAAATTGAAGCTAATAGAGGATATGTTAACAATTGGGATACGTTAAATTTTCGTAATTACGTTAAGAGTGCAAATCCAAATGTATTAATATGCCGCGATCATGCTGGACCCGGCCAAGGAACATATGATTCTAGTTTATCATTAAAAGCGGACTGCTTATGTTTTGATATGGTACATATCGATCCATTTAAGATGTATCAAAATATGGAAGATGCGGCGACTAAAACAATACTATTGATACAAGAATGTTATCAAAAAAATCCACAACTACAATACGAAATAGGAACAGAAGAAGCTATATTCAAATATGAACCAACTGAATTAGATAAATTTATTCAGACTATTCAAAAAATATTAAAGCCAGAGGAATTTAAACAGATTAAGTATGCAGTAGTACAATCGGGTACAGGATTAGATTTACCTAACTGTAAAAACACCGGCACGTTTAATGCAGCTCGATTAAAAGAGTTTATACAAGTTGTTCATAAATATAATTTGCTATCAAAAGAGCATAACGGTGATTATTTAATCATGGATGGTGGTATCCATACACGTTTCAATGATTGTGGATTGGATGCTATTAACATTGCACCTGAATTTGGACAGCTAGAGACAAAGGTCATATTAGATTATTTAAAATCTTATGACAGAAAAGATTTGATTGATAAATGGTATGATATCTGTTTAGCATCTGATAAATGGCAGAAATGGGCTGAAGGCAGGACATTAACTCAAACACAAGTAATAATGACCGCGGGGCATTATACATTTAGTGATATTGAGTTTAAGAAAATAAAATATCAATTTCCTGAGATTGATATAATTATAAAATCGGTAATTAAAGATAGAATAAATGGAATTACAGCACAAGCAGAAAAAAATTATAGCAATTGATTTAGACGATGTAATATGTACTAGGTCGAATGAGTATGAACATCTAGGACCAGCGAAATATGATTACTGTGAGCCGATTCAAGAAAATATCGACATGATATATAAACTCTGGGATTCAAATCAATATGAAATTGTCATATATACTGCAAGAGGTATGTCACAATTTAACGGTGATGTAGAAACAATTTATATAAAATTGTATGAAAAAACTAAAAAGCAATTAGACAAATGGAAGGTGCCATATGATGATATAGTCATGGGGAAAATTCATTATGATGTATTAATCGATGATAAAGCATTGAACAGTGACCGGACAAATTTCTCTGAAATTATTAGGTTTTTAGAAAAATAGTTGTTATATTAATATTATGAAACAACATGTATTATTCTGGATTGGTGTGCGTAGCGAAAATGAATCGCTGCAGAAAAAACATGGCAATTTCAAATATCTAGATATATCAAAACATTGTTGGCAATGGTGGTGTAAAAAACATAACGTGATATTCTATGAATATAATACACCGTCAGAATTGGATACTGAAGCTCATCGAGCGACATGGACTCGTTGGTTTGATGTATTCGATCAATTAGATGCAGCAGGTATAGATTATGATAAGATTGCAGTAATTGATGGAAGTTCATTAGTAAGATGGGATACTCCAAACTTTTTTGAGTTGACAGATGATCG